ATTGTATTATGCTGTAAGTGGATTACCTACAAGTGATGACTTTATTGTTCTTGGTAATTCTAGGATTGATGGTAACTTAGGTATTGGTAGAACTGCTGATCATGCTAATAATAAAAAGTTAGATATATTAGGTGATGCTAGAATAACAGGTCAGTTAGATGTTGTTGCTAGTGGTCTTAGTGTGGCTGGTCATGTGAATGTTGGGTTAGGTATTAGTGCTACTACTAAATCTTATTTTGCTTCTGATGTTGATATTTACGGTCCTCTTACTGTTGAAAGTCCGATTGTAAAAATTCAAGGACCTAAATTAGAACTTGGATACAATCTTAATACTGATGCTAGTGTTGATGGTGGAGGAATACAAATTACAGGAAATACAAATAAAGAGATTCTTTGGAAAACAAATAATAATAAGTGGAATATAAGTCATGGGTTAGAATTGACGAATCAAGATAGTACGATTAGTATGGGTTCTACAGATGTTCTTACAAAAAATACAGTTTTAGGAAATACTATTGGTGAAGCAATTAATCTTGACACGCCCTCTGGAAATGTTTTACCCACAGAATTTGCAATCGTTGATAATTTAAATATTAGAAGTAAGGAAGTCCAAATACAATCATATTTTATTTCACAAATGTTGGGTTAATTGTGTTATAATAACACTAAATAATTTTGCAAAAATTAATACAAAAATGAACTTTACGATTTATAGTAAGGAAGGTTGTCCATATTGTGATAAGATAAAGGAAGTAATGTCATTGACAAAACAGAATCATGTTGTGTATAATCTAAATGATAACTTTAATAGGAAAGAATTTTATGCTGAGTTTGGTCAAGGATCAACTTTTCCACAAGTAGTATGTGATGACTCAGGAAAAAGAAAAAAACTTGGGGGGTGTACTGAAACAGTTCAATTCCTCAAAGAAAATAAAATCGTCTAATGGCGATATAAATAAATCAGATTATAATATTGATCGTGGTTTTGAATTTATCTTAACGGGAGGAAAAAAGAAAACCAAACCATCACATATAAAAACTATCACCATAGGAGGCAGAAAGATGTTAGCAATAAGTTTAGTATTTGGATCTTTTCTAACGATACTGTTTCTAATAGTAGGAGCGATTGGTGGATGGGTTGCCAGAGAGTACTTTATGAACTATCATGATGTCAAAACTCATCCAGAAATGTTTGACTCTAATGGTAATATTGTCCCTGATGAAATTGTAGCATTCAGATTTGAAAATTATGACAACAACGAAGAAGACGACGACTAGAAAGAAAGCGTCAGTAAAAAAACCTACTGCTGTAAAGGCAAAACCAAAAGTAGTTACTCAGAAGATTCCAGATCTTCCTCCAAATCCTTTTGTATTTGAGGTTTTAGATGCTTCCTCTAAGATGAGAAGTAAAGCAAATAAGATTGAAGTACTCCGAAGATATTCTCATAATTCATTAAAGGCAGTCTTCATATGGAACTTTGATGAAACTGTTATTTCTCTTTTACCTGAAGGTGAAGTTCCTTATGGTAGTAATATAGAGGATGAAACACAGACAGGAACATTATCTGGTAAGATAAATGATGCTGTTGATAAAATGGGAGAGATGGGATCAAACTCTCTTGGATCACAGGATCAAGGTAAGGCAAGTATTAGAAAAGAGTTTCAAAAATTTTACAACTTTATTAAGGGTGGTAATGATGGGTTAAGTAATCTTCGTAGAGAGACTATGTTCATAAACATTCTTACAGGATTACATCCAAGAGAAGCAGAAATTTTAATTCTTATTAAAGATAAAAGATTAGAGGATAGATATAAGATTACAAAAGATATTGTATCTGAAGCGTATCCAGATATTACTTGGGGTGGAAGATCATGACTAAAGAAGTAGCAACAAAGGAAGAAAAAAAATTGGATCCTAGACCAGAGATGAAATTTGAACCTTGGACTAAAGAGGAGAAAGAAACTTCTAAGACAAAGTATTCTTGTGAGATTTTAGTTTCTAATGGCACTCTAGCAGATGTGCACAACACTCAAACACCTAGTGATGCTTTTATAGTTAAGTATGTTGTTGAAGATAAAACTATTTTAGATTTAACAAGAGGATCAAAGACAAAAATCTTTGATATGTATTGGGATAAATTTAAAAGTGGTTTAAAGAGTATTGATTATGGTAGTGGAACTATCAGTCCTAAACTATGGGGATATCAATCAACAAATTCTAAGAAAAAGAAAAGAAAGTAACCAAGCCGAAACCAAAATCGACTTTTAATTTCAAAAATAGGGGAAAAAAAATCCCGCCAAAAATTTGCCCTGTAGGGTTTTATGTAACTTTTACTACGTACTACTTGACTAAATAATTGAAATGTGTTAGTATTAACACACGTTCATCCTAATGATAGAACTCACACTGTTGGCATCACTCCTTACTGAACATAATGCTTCCCATTGGGAAATGTCATGTACAGAATGGAATCAAAACAGAATTGAGATACTTAGCGATAAGAATCTTAACTCTGATGCTCACGAGTATCTTATAGATTACTTGAGAACTAAGGTGTCAGATAAATGTGATGTTTATATCATCGGACGCAAGTAAGCCGACTCGGAACGGATCGTTCATCATCATGTATCCCATTTTACTAGTCACTGCTCTTTCTTGTGTTGATGCCAACTGGATTGCAGAGGGCATTGTTGCAAGCAAAAATATACCTTTGGAAACAAAGGTAGAACTTTTGGAAGTGGTATTGGAAGGATGTACTGTACCTGATGACGCAAAAGCCGACTGAAGGAACGGATTAAAAGTCCAATTACTTTAGGAGAAACCAAATGGCAAAAGTCACTTACCGTGGTGTCGAGTATGACACTGAAGAGTACAACAAAAAAGTACTCGCTGAAGCAGATCAGCGTAGAAACCATGATCTAATGTATCGTGGTCTAAAAGTGGTAAGCAGCAAGTAAATTTGTATGCTTTTCATAGGAGGGGTTGAACCCCTCCTTTTTTTATGTTATAATTAGATGAAACGAATGGTCTTATGGAAAAGGACAAATTAAAACTTATAGTTCATAATATGGAGTTGCTACTTGAAGCATTAAAGTCTGAAGTATATTCTGATAAAGAAGCATATGCTAAAGCTGCCGAACTTGATGCCGATAGATTTGATTTGTATGGTTCATCACAGGCAGAGGATGCATTCTCTAATGTAGCAAGAACTGAATCACAAGGTTATGATCTCTATGACGATGACGATGGTTATGCAGACTAGTAGAGCAAAACGATTAGTTAAGATGTTGGAAAGATTAATTTCTAAAAGATATCTTTATACAGATGATGAAGTAAAATTGATGAAAGAACAATTAAGAGTTTTGAAAGAAGAACTCTCCAACATTGAAAATAAATTATCAAAAGGATTTGGAAAATGAATGTAAAATTAATTAGAATGTGGTCTGGTGAAGATGTGGTGACAGATCTTGTTAAAGAAACAGATGATTATGTTACAATTGCTAATCCGATTGTAGCAGTTCCATCTCAACAACAAGGACAAATAGCATTTGCTCCTTGGTCACCTATTCTTAAAGAAAGAGATACTACAATAGATGTTAGTAAGAGTTATGTTGTTTACATTGCAGATACACAAGATGAAGTTGTAGAGCAGTTTAAGAGTATGTTTACTCCTGTTGCAGTTCCACCTAGAAAGAAACTTATTTTATAACTATGAATGTTAAATTTGTAAGTATCACTCCCGATGCTGAGAAGATGATGGCATATATCGCTAGGGTATCAAATCCTTCCAATCAGCAAAATGAGAATTATTCGGGATTATTAAAGTATTGTATTAAACATAATCATTGGAGTGTATTTGAACAGTCCTCGATGACTTTGGAGATCGAGACAACGAGGGGACTAGCGGCTCAAATTCTAAGGCATAGAAGCTTCACATTCCAAGAGTTTTCTCAGAGATATGCTGATACAAAACTCTTAGATGATAATATACCCTTGCCGAAACTCCGCAAGCAAGACCTTAAGAACAGACAGAACTCTACTGATGACTTGGATGAGTTTCTTGTACAAGACTTTGAACTAGAAATGGCAAAGTTATTTCAGTCCTCAATGAACTTATATAACAGAATGCTCGAAAAAGGAGTTGCAAAGGAATGTGCCAGATTTGTGCTTCCACTTGCCACTCCAACAAGACTGTATATGACTGGCTCGTGCCGTTCTTGGATTCACTACATTAATTTGAGATCTGCACACGGTACACAGAAAGAGCATATGGATGTTGTAGCAAAGGCAAGATCTATTTTTACCGAACAATTTCCTTCGGTTTCCGAAGCACTTGGTTGGGTCTAAATAAATTACACTACTTTATATTGAAATGGCAACATACCCCGTAATAAACAAAGAGACTGGTGAACAGAAAGAAGTGAAGATGAGCGTCACAGAGTGGTCTAAATGGTGTGAAGATAATCCTGATTGGCATAGAGATTGGTCAGATCCTTCCACTATGCCTGGTACTGGAGAAGTTGGAGAATGGCAAGATAAGTTAAGAAAGAAAGCACCTGGTTGGAATAGTATTCTACAGAAAGCAAAAAAAGCAGCACCAAGGAATAACACCATACAAACCCTTTAGGAAAATGCCTAGAAAAAAGAAAGTTGAGCAACCGATTGGGGTTGGATTGACGACCAAACAAATAAAAAGGAGAAAACCAATTAATAACGATTATCTTGTTGATATTCAACCATTAACAGATAATCAGAAAAGATTGTTTGATTCCTATGCAGAACATAAACATCTCGTTGCTTATGGTATTGCTGGTACTGGAAAAACTTTTATTACTTTATATAATGCACTAAAAGATGTTCTTTCTCCCGATACTCCATATGACAAAATCTACTTAGTTCGATCTTTAGTCTCAACTCGTGAGATTGGATTCTTACCTGGTGATCATGAGGATAAAGCAGATATCTATCAGATACCATATAAGAATATGGTGAAGTATATGTTCCAGATGCCTTCTGATGCTGATTTTGAGATGCTTTATGGTAATTTAAAGGCACAAGAAAGTATTAAGTTTTGGAGCACTTCTTTTATTCGTGGCACAACATTAGATAATGCAATCGTGATTGTTGATGAATTTCAAAACCTCAATTTTCACGAATTAGATTCTATCATCACTCGTGTGGGCGAAAATTCAAAAATTATGTTTTGTGGTGATGCAAGTCAGAGTGATCTTACTAAAACTAATGATCGTAATGGTATTGTGGACTTTATGAACATATTGCGAAAGATGCCCTCTTTTGATATAATAGAGTTTGGTGTTGATGACATCGTTCGTTCTGGACTTGTCAAAGAATATATTATTGCCAAACTTGAGAACGGAATGTAATGTTTAATCATGTTGATTTAGATCTTCAAACTCTTGAAAGAGAGCATATCGATGGAGTTCGTTATTATAAGATTCCTGATGATGATGAACTAATAAAGTTAGTTTCTATTACTTCAGTAACTAGTCATTTTAATAAAGAAATCTTTATTAATTGGAGAA